CTTGCACGTTGTCCCACAGCTCTGTAATTGACTCGGCGATGAACGCAACGGTGACGAGCACCCGACCGTCCGATAGGTTGACGCATCTGGTCGCGCTGTATCGGGAATCGTCCAGCGATGACTCGATCGCCACGACGCCACCGCTAGGGATGTCCCCTGTGTATTCCAATGACGGCCAACGCCCTGGCTCAATCCAACCGCGCACAACGCTGACCCAAAGGTTTAGGGATGCGCGCAAGAACGATGCGCGATCAGGGTTAGTTGACTCTTGCCTAATCGTGTCCATGTCCAACGTGTAACCGAGTGCAGGATTACCCCACGCCCATGACGCTGGATGCAGCGGGTCAAGGCTCGGGTCGGGCGACCATTCGGCCATGTACATCGTTGACGGCTCACCCTTGTCAATGGCTCGAATGCCAGCCTCACGCCAACGCTGAAACAAGACTGATTCTTCGGTGCCTGCTGTACTGAAGAAACAGGCCAAGGGATTTTTTCGTGCGCGCTGTGCCGGCAACAGACCGCCCTCAACCGAATCGGGGTTGACGTCAAACAACTCGTCAACGATTACTAAGTCAATGCTCATACCGTGACCTTGGTTTGGCTTTAATGCTTTGACCCACCACTTGCTGCCGTCTGGCATCGTCGCTTGATAACGGCCGTAAGATTTGACGATTTTGGCGCCGTAATACTCTTCCAAGATTGGGCTCAAATCGTCGAACAAAAGGCAGGCGAGGTCAAGTCTGTGTGCCCCAGATACCACGGTTTGTTTTTGTCCACGTATCTTTGGCATCTCCACAAGCCAAAACAAGATCAGCGCTTGGATGATTGTTGTCTTGCCGTTCTGACGCGCAACCGAAACAAGGCTCGAGCGATGCACAAACTTCTGATCGGCGTCAACCGCCAGCATTCCTTCAAGAGCATGTAGTTGCCAAGGCATCAGGTCTATCTGCAGCACCTTCTTAGCCATGTCCCCCACAAGTCCAGCTAGTGAGCCGGCATGGTCAGGCACCATCGTTTCCAGTCTCGGCCGATCGTGGCCAGTTGACGCTGGTTCGGGCTGGTTCGGGCTGGTGGCGACAAAATGATGGATGGGGCTCGGGGGCAGTTGAGAGCTGTATAAAAAATCGTTTATTGCTTTTTCTCTGTTTTGTTTTGCGTTGGCTAGTTTTTTGTTTCGGTATGTTGCTCCGCGCGCTGAGTTGCATGGCTTACATGCTGCGACGTATCCGTCTTCTATTGTTCCGCCTTTGTCTGATTCGACTAGGTGATCTAACTCTGTTGCTGTGTTGCGTTTGCACCAATGACACAATGGTTGATCGCGCAACAGTTCAGCGCGTGCCTGTTTGTAAACCTGCGTGTCGTGTTCAGTTAGTTTGCGTGTCATGCTCGCGCGCTTCGCTTGCGCTGACGCGGCGCTTGCGCGCCTTGTCCTCGGTTTGTGTGAGTGTTGTTTGTTGTCGGGTTCATGTCGGTGCTTTCTTTGTTTGTTAACTGTATGTCATCTGTAGGTCAAGAGATGTGTGAATGCTCCACCCACCAGATTGCCCAACCTGGTTCCCTTTGCATTCACTAAGCCGATTATGTTTACGGCTCGCCTCGACGCTTTGCCCGTTTCATTTCGTCTTGCATGATTCGGGGCGCGCCGATCTACCCGCGTTACCGCGACCTCTACCCGACCAGACGCGACTCTGATAGGTGCTTGCTACTAACCGATTGTTAGAACGCTCTAAGGACTACCTACAGTCGGGTGCACAACCTTCAGACCAATGGGGCGACGGTATGAGCCTTCGACTCTGCCAAGCCTTATCCATTGCGTGTAGGTAATCCTTACAACGTTCCTTTCACATCCGTGGATTGCTAAGAGTGTAGAGAATGTACTCCATGTCGCTTGGCTTCCAAACCGCTGCATGGCATCCAGCCAACTCACAAGCCTTTAACCAAACCTTCTGCCCTGGTGTTGTCTTACCCTTCTCTGCCTTTAACTCAATCACTAACGGCCGACCGCCTTGGAATGGGTGCACCATGAACAGATCAGGGAAACCCACATCGCCTTGCACGTTGGTCATCCAGCGTCCTCGACTGTTCTGTGCCGGCAGATCATGATGGACTAACCAGCCGTAACGCTTAGCAACGCTGATAACCATGTCCTTGAAGTCGGCTTCGTTGATCTTTGGGTTCAACTTCATTAGAGCGATGCCATGTACGTCTTGTCTGCAAGCTGCTTAATAGCCCAACGCACGTACTGTCTTGCCTCGTGCTGTTCAGGGTCAACCATGCTGTTATACACGACCTGCAGGCGCTCAATGTTCGTGATCAGTTCTTCCAATGTCATTTCAGTACCTCAATAATTCTGCTTGCTTCGTGTGATTTCAACAGCTCCAACACCGCTTCGTCGCTGTTTAGTTCGCGCTGAATTAACTCCAATAGTCGAAGATCATCCATGCCGGCATCCTTGGCTAGTTTCTTGATGTAACCGATTTGCTTAGGTGTGGCAAATGCACCAGAGGGTGTGTGCACTTGCGGTTGCGGTGGTGTCGTTAAGCGCTCGACCTTTTGCATTTCATTGCGTGACGGCCTAGGGCCACTCGCAGGTGCTTGTAGCGGGCAGTTGGCAATAGCGCGACCAATAGCGCTTGTCTCACAGTTCTCCACAAATGACGTGGCATTGACTCCGCGGTCGCTTTTGATTTCTTCTGCGTAGCCCGTAGCGACTGGCACCTTGTCTTCTTTGTCGGCGTACAGTTCGCAATAGAACACGCAAGCATCGCCTGTGTAGTTCATCATCATCGTGTACACGCGCCCGTTTGGGTATGCAGCCCACCAGCGCACAAGGCGTTGCTCGACTGTTTCGTAGTTGCTGAGGTCAAAGCCCATTAGATGCCTGCCCAGACGCTTAGACGTTGTGCGTGGTCATGTGCGCCACCGCGCTGTGCGTATGCCAGTTCGCCTGTGTTGCGGATAATGCCACGACGCGCAGCTGCATTGAGCCGACCAGCGATGCCCTTGGTAACTGGGAACTGATCGCCCAGGTGCTTCCAAATGTCGTCGGATGTAAAGAAGCCTTTTGTGCGCGCAACGTGCACGATTGCAGCGTCAACTTTGCGTTGTTCTTCGGGTGTCCATTTGGTGTCTGCGCTTGCTTGCGATAATGCCATGCCAACAGCAAACGGTTTTCTTGCCGGCACACGGCCGTCACATACGAAGTGTGTTTTGCCTTGAATGTCTGGGTAGGCGATTGAGCCTTTGCAAATTGTGCAGGTTTTCATTGTCGGAATCTCCTTGTCGGTTAGGAATGTGCTTGTAGTGCTTTGATTGCTAAGTCGAGTGTAGTCACATCGTGGAGTGGCATTGGTTCTTCTAATGACAACGAGTTTTTCATGCCTTTAAGACGCTGAATGATGCTTGCGTGCGGATTAGTGCTTATGTCGGCAATTTCGTTAATCAAATTAAAGATTGCCATGTCGTGTTTAGTTGTCATCATTTGCTCCATTACCATTCGTCGGGTTTCTTCTGATAGTTCGCCTTGATTCCATGCCACGCCTTCACTCATTTTGTTGCACTCCATGGCCCCCAGCCGTAACCGTGACGTTCTACGCCGTAGTTGTAAATCGCTAACGCTGCACGCAAATTAACATCAGCCTGTAACAAGTTTTCTGCATCGGTGATAATGCCGGCATCAGTAAGCCAGGGTGTCCAGAATCCGTTGATCTGCATAAGGCCACGCGACCCGCCGTTTGGGTCTTTGCTGTTGTATGCGTTTGGTGTGCAATTTGATTCACGCCACATCACAGATTCAAGCACGGTGCGCTGATCGGCAGGCCAACCAAGGTTGACAGCTAGCGCGCTGAACTGCTCACAAGCCGAGCTGTAGGGGTCAATGTAAATCGTGGACGACGTGCTAGATGTGCTGGTGCTTGGCTCGATTAAATAGGGCGCTAAGGCGATGGTGTCAGGAGTGGCGCCAGACGCGTCAGGAGCCCCCACGGCGACCGTAAAGCCAAAGACCGTACAAAGCACTAGCCCTATGATTTTCTCTGCAAAATAGTTCATCGTTTCTCCAAAGGTATGGGCTGACCCCAACTTGAGGTGAGCGTTCTGAATGCGATTTGTCC